TGTCCTTACGTCCTGGCCAGATACCGCACCTATCAGAAACGAATCGGCTCTCCGAGTCAGACCTGCTGATTCCACCATCTCTGAAACGGTAACCGGCTGTTCGCCGGTCATCGGAACATAGACTGCCGATGCCGAAACCTCAGTATCCGACGTACTCGTCCCTAACCAGGGCGCACTTGCGTCCGTGGCCGTTCGAGACTCCTTGACCAGAACCACAGTCCGACCGAACTTCTCGATCAGGTTCTGAGCCTTTGTCTGTAACGGGGAATAGTCTTTCGCCACAATCACCCCCGAACTACGCGACGGGATGAGGCACTGTCCAGTAACTCTTCCAGCAGCATGTCCGCTGCCGGGTACTCCGGAATGTTGTAGTCGGAGACCAGACTGGATTTCGTGTTCAGCCCAGCCGCCGTTACGCTTGTCTCAACGTCCCGGTACTCCGTGGTCTCTTCGATGGGGCCAATCTTCTCCGTCTTACTGGAAACCTCGCCCGTCGCGGACAGGTCTCGCGTATGTCCATTCAAATTCTTCTGGGCCGGAACCGGAGAAATCGGATCGGGAGAAAGCTCGTGCAGACTGATCGACCGCATTGCGTATTCCGCAACGGCCTGCTGTAACTGAGTCGGAATGTTCTGAAGCAGATAGCCGGAATCATCTTCGGCATCTGTGCGGGGCCACTGTAGCGACTGACTGGAACTGCTTTTCCAGCCTCGAAACTTACGCGCAAACCGCTTGTCGATGTAGTCGGTGGCTCGTACCAGAGCGTCTTCTTTTTCTTCCGTTGTGACCGAGCTATGCGTCCACAGCGTGTTCCCACGCCCCGTGTGATAGTCGTCGGCGTCCGAAACTGAAACGTACCAGTTGGAATTGGACAGGCCAGTTCCATCGTCAACAGTGAAAACGAACGCCATATCTCACTACTCCGCTTTCAGTTTGCGGACCTGTTCCCGTGTCAGACCATGCTTCGCTATCGCCTTGCGTGAAACATCTTTTCGGGGGCAGACCGAATACATCGCCGTCGCCGTGGGAAGCCCACCGGCCCCTGCCCAATGGTCCGGATTGTCCGGGTCCAACTGGAGACAACCCTTTCGGATCATGTCTGCGAGACCCAGCCCGGCGTCCTTTTGTCCGTCCCCCTCGGCCACACTGCCGCTGGCCCCGGAACTACTTTCATCATCTGCTGGCTTGTCAACTGCGGCTTTCTGGGCAGACTTCTTCCCAGACGACTCAGCTTCAACTGAGTCCCCTGCGACGTGTTCTGGTACGTTACTGATGCCATGGTAAATCTCCCCACCGCCAAAGTTCGCGAGTGCCTGTGCCAACTCCGGAGACCCCTCCGGAAATGCCTGGTAACACCGACCCATATATCTGACCAGACCTTCATCCTCCGCTCGCACTTCGGCAATACCGCTCACGAATCGAACGCCTTGGAACGTGATGTCTTTGCCTGCGTGAGGACCAGCCAGATATAGCTTCATCGGAGTCTCCGGAATAAAGAAAGAACCTGCGGCCCCCGAAGTGGGAGGAAGGGGCCGCAGGCGGCAGCGAGATACCTCAGTTATTCACGCCTTCCAGAGCCGCGAGACCCTTCAGCGAGAAGCAAGCCAGTCCGGAGTACCACTTGATACGCCAGATATGCTCGTCTTTAGTTTCCGACTCACCCACGTCAACGACCTGGATGCCAGCCATGTTGGAGGCAGTCAGACCAGCGATACCATGCTGACGGGAACCGTCATCAAGTGTACCAGCCAGAATCGTCGTCGCGGCAGTTTCCGTTCCGTGAGTCTGGTTGATCGGCAACCAGTCGTTACGGAAGATCGGGACACCCCGGTAACCCGGAACTTCGGTTCCGCTCGGAAGCATGACGACTTCGTTGATCGAAGCCCCACCCAGAGCGCGAAGCAGACCCATGTAGGATCGCAGCGGTCGAGCGTTCATCGTGATGTAGTCAACCTGACCGTCCTTGTCAGTCACGTTGTCCAGCATCTCGTCCAGATCGGCAAACGCCAGAGCAGCACCATTCGTACCGGCATCCACAGTCTGACCTGAATCAACCAGCGTCAGCAGGCCGCTGAACTGTTCACTCGAACCAGTTCCATTGACCAGCATGTCCTGATACTTACGACCGGCTGATTTCGCCTTGCTCGCAATCTGGACGGCAGTCTGGTCGTTGCCCCAGCCAGAACGGGTCTGCTGGATCAGGCCGTTGACTTCCGCATCACCGATGATGCTCGTCAGCGTACTGGTCACATTCGTGAATGTGGCAGCAGCCTTAGCAGCAATCGTTCCACCGACTCCATAAACGTCGACATCGCCCAGAGCGTTTTCACGATTGTAGGCAAGAGCGTTTCCGTCGATGCCGTCGAAGGGGAGAACCTCGAACATGCGGTTGACGGTAATGATGTTTTCAATAATGCCAGCTACGAGATCATTTTGAGCGAGCTTGGCAGATTCAGTCAGCGTAACAGAAGCCATGATAGACCTTTCAAGCAGAGAAATTGGGAAAACACAAGGAACGAATCGCTCGATCTGTTTCCAGAATCGCTCTGGATGAAAGAGTCAGCCAAAGTCGCTTCAGCCAACTAAGACCACAAAGTACCAATGGCCCAGAATTGCGTCAACACCTACCCCTGTCCGGGCCTTACAAACTGACCCTGACGGAGTCCCGCCGAAATCTTATCAACGGACGACAATTCCTGCTTCGGAGTCGCTACCCGACGACCTGACGGAGACGGCGGAACCGCACTGGTCCCAGACGGGGCTTCCGATTCAAACAACCGACCGTATTGCTCATTGCCCTTCATCTCCGAAACCAGTTCGGGAATCGTCATCGCCTCGCCCGTCGCACCTGAGTACCGACGATTGCCCTCGCCGTCTACCACGAACACCCGAAGCTGACCCTCTTCCTCGACGACCTTAACCCGCTCTTTTACGAACGGCATCAGCAACTCACTCACGCCCTTCTGGGCCGCAATCGCTGTCGTCGCCTCGGAAGTAACAAGGTGAGCGTATAGCTGACCCTTCAGCCCCTCAATCACCTGTTCCTTCTTTGTGACCTCGCGGTTGTGCGATTTCGCCAAGTCCTCCTTGATTTTCTCCAAATCAATCTTGGCCGACTCGCCGTTCTGCAACTGCTCCTGCAACTCACCAAGCTTGGCGTCCACGGCACTCTTAATCGACTCCGGAGAATCACCGTACTCCGAAAGAGCAGACAGGTCCGTTCTGTCCTTCCGATAGCGATCCGCATCCGACCTCGCCGCTTTGAGCGACTTCCCCAAACCCGCAATCGAGGCTACCGCCGTCGACACTACCGGGTTCTCGGAATCCAGAGCGTAACCTTCCCCACCCTCACGCTCCTTGTAGAACACCCTAAAGTTCTCCGGAACCGAATCCAGATTGTCCAACTCCGTGTTCTTCGCAAATTCAAACATCGCTACTCCAGTAGTTCTCGTAATTGCTCAGTCGTCAACTGGCGACCCGTCGAATCAACGAACCTGTCCAGCTTCAGACCTTTGCGGAAAAGAACCGCCTTGCGGCGTCCCAGCACCTCGTTCTGAAATTCTACCGGCTGGCCACGCAACCAGTCGTCGTATGTCAGGTCCGCAGGAACCGTACCTATCCGATCCTGCAACCATTGGTCTCTTACCGTATCAACCGCCCGCTGACGCTGCTCGGCACTCATTCGACGCCACGCCGCCGAACCTACGCCGTCCTTCGCCTGCTGGCGGAAGTTGATCTTTCGATATTGGTCCTTCGCCGTCTCTCGGACAAATGGACGTTCGCCAATAATACCGGCCAGTCCACGCGAGTCAAAGACAGGCACGACCGCAGACCGGCAATTCGGATGAGCGGGAGGACGGGCAGTTGGAGGAATCAATCGGGGAAGCCCCACGGGGAGCTTGTTCTCCCCAATGGGGGCAAACTTACCATCCCTCGAACGGCAAATCGCGGAAGTCCGACCGTCCAGAACACTCACCCATTGCAGGAAACGGTAAACATCCGGGTTCTTCTCAAACAATCCGTCGCTCACGGAATTGTGAACGTGGGTTACACCTGCGGCCAATACGGCCTCCAGGTTGCGCCGAGTGCCTCCCAGAACCCCGTCCGCGAAGTTCCGACGACGTGTGCCCGCCAGATTCCTGAGAATGTCCTCAGTCCTAAGACCTGTCACAATACCTGACTGAATAGCACCCTGAATCCGATTGAAGTCCGCAAGGAGTATCGAATCCTTCCACTGGTCGAATGTGCGAGCGTCCGTCCGACCACCTGCAAAGGGCAAAGCTATCGCTGCCAGCATTGCCGCTTTGTCGAGACGACTCAGTTTAATGCGAAACGGTAACGCAAATAACGTACGCTCCTCTTCCTTGTCCTGGGTAGCGTAGGCAAGTTCCTTGAACTCCACCTGTGCCTCTTTCCAGGCATCCTCAATCGCCTGCTGCCGCAACGCCCGCAACTCTTCCATTAACGCCAGATATCGACGGGCCGCAAAATCAAACTTGCCTCGACGCATCACCGGCAGCTTTCGGCGTAGACGCTGAATCAACTGCCTGTCAGACAACGATACCAACTCAATCGAACGGCCCAGTATCCGGCTCGCCAAACGACGCAACCTGTGCTGATACCGTAGCTGAAGATCAAGATATATTTCGTTGGCATCCATTATCGCTTCGATGCCTCCCAGACACGGAAACCACGATCCCGACCGGCCTGACAGACCGCCGGAAACAGATCCCCAATCACATCCACGATCACCGTCTCGTCATCGGGGAGACTGGCAAACAAAGATTCCACGAAGCTGGATAACTCAGCAGGACGACTCGACAACTCCCTGTAGAACGAACGGAGGTTGGCCGTACACTCCAACTGAGTCCATGACGTACGCTCCAACTCCATCGAACGATGAACGAATTCGTCCACGGAGAAATACGGAACATCCAGAGAATCACACAAGCTTGTCTTACCCGCCAGAGAGTCGCCCGTCACAAGCATCAGACTTCTAGACAACAGGCCACAATGAACCACGCTGCGAGCAACCGGATCACCGCTCTGCTCGACAGAGGGACCACGCCCCCGAAACGATAGCCCACTGGAACGCACCATCCGCTTCAACTGGAGCAGACTGGGGAACCTGACCGTCGAACCATCACTCCGAGTAGCTCGCTGCCACCCATAGCCCGGCATGTCTGAGATGCCACACTCAAGAACAAATATCCCACCAACTGCCAGCGACTGGGCAATCCGGCGAAACAACCTCGGCTGATCCTCGACGTAGTGAACCGCCGACAACATCAGCACAACGTCCCAGTCCTCTTCCGGCCACGGAGCTTCCCAGGACTGATTCAGAATATCAGCGTGTGGAAAACGAACACCAGCCGCATCTGCCAGCCGATAGTTCTGCTCAATGCCGTAGACTGTCGACGCCCCATGCTGCAACGCCTTCCCGCAAAAGAACCCCTCGTTACAGCCCAAATCCAGCACTCTGGCGTCCTGAAACATAGAATCTTCCAGACGCAACGCTTTCCACTTGCCTTCCGAATCTGAAGAACCCGGATGCTGAGAATCAAACGTCTGGTATGCCACGCTATGCCCCTAGATGCTCAAAACCTTACCGTCCCGCTGGAAATAATGATCCAGCTTCACTGACCAGTCGACCGCGAACTTCCAACCGGCCCGGTTGATCGCCAGACCCCAGTTGATGTCGTTGCCTCGCAACTCACCAAACTGATGACCCATCCCCAATTCACGGATGGTTTCCGTCTTCGTCAGCCACAGACCCATATGGCCCGCACCGATCTGCTCCACGCCAAATTCCCGAACCATGACTGGCCAGGTCTCAACGCTCAGTGAACTTTCCTGACCAATGATCTCGTCGACCTTGAAGTTGACCGCAATCGTCCGCTTCTGACCTGTGTCCACATAGGCACGACGGTCATTGCACTGACCGATCACAGTCCCGACATCGTCCGTCTGAATCTGAGCGTACAACTTCTGCCACGCATTGTCCGGAACACCGATGTCGTCTTCGAGATTCAAACACAGCGGCCTACGCTGATCGATCAGCTTGTTGTAAATCTGACCGTATACCGCCCGACAACGATTGCCAACCTTCACCCAGTCGCGGCTCTGCTCCAGACTGCATCGGGAGTTCGTGTCCTTCACCAACGTGTAGGACTCCAGTTCGCTTGCACAGAACTGATCCACCTTGTTGCTGAACCGCACGTTGTTGCTGTTGTCGTACACCAGCACATGGCAACGATCCATCGGCAACTTCGCCAGACTCTTACGCCACCGGCTGAAGCAGTAGCCCTTGCCCGCCAACGGCGTCACCAGATTGACATCCCGGCCCGGACTTGTCTGCTCTCGCAGAACAGAAACCAACGACTCGTCGTGGGCCGCTGTCAGCCCGCTCAGGCCGGACGTTCCGCTCAGGCCCGTATCTTCGTATGCCATTTTCTCACCTGTATGCAACGCTCAAATTGATCTTCTTGCCGCTCCCAGCCGCTGCGGCTGTGATCGTTACGGCTTCGTTTTTCACTCCAGTCGCCAACCCGCCCAAAGTGATTGGACCCACGCCGCTGTTCGTAATGAAGTGCTTGAAGACCACCGTCGAACCAAACGTGATCGTCAATGTCACACCCGAGTCGGGATCGCTGTCGCCGGAAAACGTCAGGTGGTCCAGAACCCAGAATTCCGCTGCGTCCG